TGCCGCCGCATCTCGTGGGCGACCTGACGCAGCCACGGCATCAGCCCGTTCGTCACGAAATCGAGCGACTGCTGTTCGATGTTCGAGAACGACGACCGCGTCAGGTCGCCCACGAGATGCGGCGGCACGCCGTAGATGCGGCAGATTTCCTCGACGGCGAAGCGGCGGGTCTCCAGAAACTGCGACTCCTGCATGTTCCCGCCGCCGAGCTCGATCGGCTTGAGCCCGCCTTGGAGCACCGCCGTGCGGTGACTTCGCTCGCTGCCACGGTGCATCCGCTCCCAGCCGTTGCGAAGCGCCTCGGCCGCCTCGGCTGAGATCGTGCTATCGGTAGACAGAACCACACCGGGCCGGGCACCGTTGCCGAAGTACGACGCGCCGTGAATCTCGCACGCACGGGCCAGCCCGATCGCGTCGCGGGCGAGCTCGACCGGCACCATGCCGTTGACGCCGTCGTCGGACAGCCACCGCAGGTGCATGATCGCGTCCTGCGAGTAGATCGTCTCGGTGCCGCGATCCTCTCGGTAGCGGTAACGCAGTCGCCCATTCTCGATCCGCTCGACCTGCATCCGGCTCGGGTGCAGCACGATCAACTGCGTGGCAGGACCGGCACCGGCGATCTCGACGAACGCCTGCCCGTGCGTGAGCAGGTGGAGCATGATCTGCTCTCGCCACTCGTAGCTCGTCTGCCAGCCGTTCGGACGCTCGTGGAGGATGCGGTACAGCGGCACCTCGCGGGCGATTTCCTTGCCGCCGTTGGGCAACCGCCGGTAGAGATGCAACGGGAGCCCGGCCACGCTGGACGAGAGCACGCGAACGCACGCGAGGACGACCGTCGAGCGGAGCGCGGTCTCGGGGTCGATCCGCACGCCCGACGGATTGCGGTTGCCGCCGTAGCCGCCCGACTCGTAGTCCCAGTTGCGAGACTCGTACTCTGAGGTCGGAAGCCAGAGGATGCGGTCTGAGGGTGCAATCATAGGAAAAGCATCGAGGGTTCTGGTGTGCTGTCAGGCGGCTTTTGCGCTGCGTGACATCCGATTCCCATCACGAGTGCCACGACGCCGTCGATTCGGTCGGAGCTTCCATGCGGCGGCTTGATCGGCTTAATGTTTCCGGCGGCATCCACCTTGACGCTGGCGTTGCTTGCCATCCACGACAGCACCGGATTGCCGCCGTGCCTGAGCTTGCCGGAAACAATGAGCCCTTCGAGTTGCTTCGACGGGCTGGACATCGAACCGAAGCCCTGCCCGAAACCTACCACCTCGATCCCGTCCCCTTGCAGTTGCAGGGAGAGTTGCGTCGCGTTCCAGCGGTCGATCGCGATCTGCCGCACGTTGTATTTTTTGGCGAACTCGTTGATGTCGCGGCGGATCACGTCGTAGTCGGTGACGTTGCCGTCGGTCATGACGAGCCCGGTGTCGGGGTCTTTGGCCCAGGTGATGTACGGCACGCGGTCGCGCTTTTCGCGGTCGAGTGCGTTGACGCCGGGAATCCAAAAACGGCACAGCACGTCAAACGTGCCGTCTGGTTCCGGAAACACCGCGACGAACGCCGACGTGTCGTACGTCGTTGCGAGGTCGAGGCCGCACCAACACTCGCGGCCGTCAAGCGGAGCAGGGGGGGCGGATGCGCACGCGTCCCAGGTCTCCATCTTGATCCACCGCGTATCTTGCTGCGTCCACTGGTTGAGCCGGTATCTGCGGAACGAGTTTTCCTTGGTGCTGGAGAGTTGGGCCTCCCGGCAGTCGGCGGCGAAGTCGTCCGGTTTGATCGTCACCCCCCACGACGGATTCGCCTTCGGCCACGTGTCCTCGCTCGTCCACTCGTCGTTCTCCTCGGCCTCGTATATGCACGGAAAGAACGTCGGATCGTGTGTCCAATCTCGCAGCACCGCCTTGGCGTAGGCGTACTGTTCCCAGCAGATCGAGTTGCGGTCGTAGCCTGCCGTCGTGATCGACACGATGAGTGGCTGCTCGCGTGCCGCACCGCCATACCGCAGAGCATCCCAGAGCCGCCGGTCACGCTGGGCGTGGAGCTCGTCGAAGAGGAGCCCGTGGATATTGAGACCCTCGGCCCGGAACGCGTCGGCAGACAGAACTCGGTAGAACGACGACGCGTTGCGGTAAGCGATCGTGCGGCGGGAGTCGATGACTTCCAGCACGCGGGAGAGCTTGGGCGACGCCCGCACCATGCTCGCCGCTTCGCGGAACACGATCGACGCCTGCTCGCGATCGGCACCGCACCCGAAGATTTCGGCCCCGGCTTCGCCGTCGAAGGCGAGAAGGTACAGGCCGATACCAGCAAGCAGCGTGGACTTGCCCTGCTTCTTTGCGGTCGAGATGTACGCCATCCGGTAGCGGCGTGTGTTGTCGTCGAGCCGCTTCCAGCCGAACAACTCGCCGAGCATCGCGGTCTGCCAATCGAGCAATGCGAACGGCTCGCCTGCGTGCTTGCCCTTCGAGTGTCGCAGCCACTTCTCGAAAAATCCGACGACGTGTTGCGCCGCCTCGGTGTCGAAGTAGTAGTCAAGCCCCTGGCGTTCGGCGTCGCTTCGCAGCGTAATCGGCAACCGGGTCTGCTTCTTCTTGGGCATGCGTGCTCACCTGCGAACGGCTGCTCGGCGTCATGCCGAAGTCCTGCTGAAGGCGACGCAGATCGTTGCGGAGCGATCGCTCGTCAACCGCCCACGAGTACGGCTGCGTCCACTTGATCCGCATCCTCCCGTCCGTTCGATTCGGGTCTGGCTCCATCTGCACGTTGTCGCGTCCGAACTGCTTGCACTTCTCTTTCGCCTCGATCCACTTAGACCACGTGTGGCAATAGATCGCCCACGCATCCACGTCGGCCTCCGTGAACACGCGCATCCGCCGCAGCGTCGGAACGGTCTCGTGCCACTTTTGCACGGCGACCGGATCGTCCTTGATCGAGGCTGGCGGGTCGAGCTTGTCGAGCAGGTCTGGCGTCGGCTCGTTCGTCGGCAGCGCGCCCTTGGACGGGTTGCCGCGAATGTATTTCAGGATCGACGGTTCGGGCGGGGGGCCGCGCTTGCCCATGATGCGTTCTCCTACGACCAAAAGAACAGAATCGCATCCTGCCATGCAGGCCACTTGTCTGTCATGAAGATTGTTTTCGGAACAGAGTTGTGCTTGAAGTGCGACATGAGCGGTGCGATCCTGCGACGAGCCGCTGCGCAGTCCTTGTCAAATCGGAAGTGGTACTCGACGGCCATAGCTCGTATACCATCCAGTGGTAGTCCTGCGTCGAGAATAGGCAGTTCGCCGCCCTCGATGTCGATCTTGAGTCCGTGCGGCTTGTGCTTATCGATCTCGTCCGCGAGCGAGACGTTCTTCACAAAACGCTGCACGCCCTTCGCAACTGACGAGGATCTCGCAGGTGTGCGTTCGTTGAACGACACCGAAGAAACGCCGCCGAGGCGGGCAGACACGAATGCCGTCTGGACGTTCGAGCGGCATCCGTTCACTCGCAGATTCTCAGAAGCCACCGCAGTGTTCTCGCTGCACGCCTCGTACCCAAAGACCTCCGCTCCCATTTTTTTCTCTGCCCACACAGCGAATGCCCCGACGTTCGCCCCGCAATCAAGCCACCTCTCTCCGCGTCGTACAGAAAACCCGAGCCGAGGCTTCTCGTAGCATCTCGCTTCCACCACCTCACGATAGACCTCGTCGTCGTGCGGTCCTCTGGAGACGAATCGCAATCCGCCCGCGCTCACCATGTTTAGTCCTGCGGTAGTCATCGTGTCTGCGGCCTCTCCTTGGCTCGCTTCTGTTCGGTCTTCGTGCGACGATCACGCAACGCATCGACTTCACCCCGCACGGTCTCGCAGTTCCACATCTGCTTGAGCGAGTAGTAGACGACGGTAAAGCGAAACGCATCTTCGGAGAGCCGCTTGATCGGCGTCACTCCGTGCAGCAACTTCTGACCGTCGAACAGGATTAGCGAGCGGTCCGCGATCTCGAATGCCATGCCAAGCTCGGGGCAGGCTAGATGCCCGCCTTGCGTCTTGTGCCTGAACGCGACCATCGCAGAGCAGACCTGTGAAAAGTTCCCTGCGTCGAAGTGGTATTGCAGAGGATTGTTGTAGTTGACGATGCCGCTTGTGAATACGCTGTTTGGGATCATCCACTGCTCGCGGACTTTCGCCGCCACTTCACGGTGATGCCCGTGAACGTCTGGAAAAAACTGGCGATACTGCGCATCGACCGCCGGTGCCGCACCGCAGATGGCGGCGTGTTCTTCTGGATGCTCGGTAGCCATCGACGTGGCGCGGCACGCGTGGCCTCGCAGCACGTTGCGAGGTGCGTATCCAAAGATGCGACTCGTTGAAACAAGGCCGCCTGTGCGGGTGCTTGTCTGGTACTTGACGCGTTGCACCGCTGCTCTCGCACGATCAACGTCGGGATGCGACAGCCGCGATATGTACACAATCTTCGGCTGACCGCCAACCGTCACGACGCAATCATCTTTGATGAGCGTGTCGCAGTCTGACTCTTTTGCCGAACGCCGCTGGAGCATCTTTGGGTCTATGCTACGCGGGGTCGCGTTGAGATACTGCATAGCCGTTAGTTTCAAGGAGGTGCAGGATAACTTCTGTGTTGTTCGAAAGTCCGAACTTCTCGGCGTGTTCGCCAAGTGCGTCAACGACGGACTCGTACTGCGATTGGTCAAACACAAGCACGATCTGGCGGACCACGCTCGCTTCGTAGTCGCGGTCGGCTGCGCTTTCCTCTGCTTCGGTTGGCTCGATGTCAGACGGGCCGTCGCGCAGCGTGCCGTACAGCCCCGCGTCGCTCGCCGTCGCTGCAAGCATCCGCTGCAACGCCTCGCTCCCCGTGTCCACGTTGCGGAGCAGTTCGTCCAACTTCGCCGCGTCAGATTCGGCCATCGCGGCCAGCGGGTCGAGCGTCGCAAGAATCTTGTCGGCCTCGGCCTCGGTCACGTCGAGGACAAGCACCGGCACGTCGCCGTCGCCAAGCGTCTCGGCTCGAAGGTGGCCGTCGATCAGCATGAGCGAGCCGTCGGGCAACTCGCGTGCGAGGCAGGCGTCGGCCAGCCCGACCTCGGCCAGTACGCCACGGAGGGCATCCTGCTGGGCCTTCGGGTGCGTCCTCCAGTTTTTCGGATTGGGTCGGAGGTCGCTCGCAGGGACCATACGGAGCGATTTGACGCGGTTTCGAATGTTCATGTGTAGGAACTATTGGCTAGTGGAAACGGGCCTCAGAACGCATGTGCGGGGCTCGCGGAAGGGGGGGCCAAAAACTCCCGGCCGCGCACGCCCAAG